AAGCACGCTGGTATTGAGAAGATGTTTGACAGCGCCGTAAGCAGGTTCTTTATCGAGCAGCGCGCGCGCGTGCTTGGCGGCATTAAGAGCGTTAAGTCCGACGGACAGCCGGTGACCGGTCAGGAAATCGTTGTTGACTGGTCGTTTGAGGACGCGGAACTGGTCAAGCGGACGAAAAAGCCGATCACCGCTGGGATAGACGAAGGCATCGCCTTCCAGCGCGCACTTCTTAAGGTCGAGGTCGACGCGTCAGTCATGCAGCGTATCGTATCGACGGCAATCGCAAACAAATCAGAACAGATAAAGCGGCTCAACCAGACGTTGAGGCGGCGAATAACGGCGCAGGTCAACGAATCGGTCGCGGCCGGTGAAACGATTGCGGAATTGAGCGCACGTATAAGGGGCGTGTACAATATGGCATCATCGCGGTCTCGCACGATAGCGCGGACAGAAACAACGGCGGCGATGAACGGCGCGGGTGAGGAATACGCTAAAGAAGCAGGGTTCACGACAAAGCAATGGCTCACGTCGCACGACGAGGCGGTGCGCCCTGATCACGAGGCGATGGACGGCAAAACGATTAACATTGTCGGTGATTTTCAGTTTCCCGACGGAACGGTTGATTACCCCGGCGGCGACGGCCCGGCTGCGCAGGTCATAAATTGCAGGTGTACGGTGCTATATGAATAAAAACGAAATGCTTAATCTACCGTTAGAGATATTGGAACGCCAGCTTAATGAAGCGGCAGCGGTAGTCACGTTCCTGACGAACGTACACCGCAGCATCGTTTCCAATATGAACTTATGCGCGTCGCAGTTGCGCGATGCAGAGGTACGCGTGGTCGCTATACATAACGCAATCGCAACAAAACGGACGTTAAAATCAGGGGGGGCACAATGTCGCGGCTTTTAAAGACGTTTGACGATAAGGTAGAATTGCGCGGGTATGATATTGCTGACACGATTGTAAAAGCAGAGGACGATCCGTTTGAACTTTCGATGGTCGGCTCTACCGATACGGTCGACCGGGATAACGAGGTGATAGAGCAGGGCGGCTGGGATTTAAGCGCGTATAAGCACAACCCGGTGATATTACCAGCGCACAATTATATGATGCCGTCAATCGGCAAAGCGATTAGCGTGTCAGTTCAGGGCGGCAAGCTGATGTTCAAGATACGATTTCCCGATGAGGGGATATTCCCGCTGGCGGATATTTACCGAAAGCTGTACCGTGGCGGGTTTATGAAAGCGTCAAGCGTAGGGTTCCGCGCCATCGAGTGGATTGACGGACGCACAGCAGAGTTCCGCCGCAAATTCACGAAGGTCGAACTGTACGAGCTGTCTTTGGTCAGCGTTCCGTGCAATCCTGATGCCGTAGTGCAGAACTCGGTCGCAATCGAACGCGCAGCAAAGGGTGGTGCGTTGTCTGGGCGCGAGGTAAAGCTGTTCCATGATATAGCTGTCATGTCGTGGAAAGACGCAGGGGCGGACGAATCATTCGTCAAGGCTTTCAGCGAATCGTTAAGGAAGGGTGGGGCTTATGTTTCAGATGCGAACGATGGACAGGATAAAGGCGGAAGTGGCGGCAAGAAAGAGAAAAAGAAATCGGATGTTGATGGAACAGGTGCATCCGTCGCTGGACATATCAAAGATGGAGCCGTGGCCGCCGGAGGACAAAATGGCAAAAAACATGGTGACGAAGTAGCCGACAAGCGTTTCGATGCGATGCTTACAGCCGGTTCCGGGGATAATAAATCCCATACGGAGCCACAGGCGAAGAAGCGCACCGAAAGCGCCGTGGCTATCGTGAACGCCATCAAAGAGGGTTTCGCAATGTCAGAACAAAAAAAGGAAGCACGATCATGAAAAAATGTGCATGTGGTCACGAGCTTGCCGAGGACGCGGCGTTCTGCCCGTCGTGCGGCAAGGCAATCGAAAGCGACGTTGTGAAAGCTGTTAAGTCAGCCGTCGCGGAAGGGACGAAAGCGATCGGGGAAAAGGTCGATGGGCTTGAGAAACGGGTCGTCGCATTGGAGCAGGTTCCCGCTGAAAAGCGCGGCGCACCGTCCATCATCGTCCCGGAGTATTACGCCGGTCGTAAGCTGCGCAATCAGGGCATCGAATTGCGCGAGAAGGGTCTTAAGAACCCGGCGAGGTATGCGGTCGCGGGAGACACAAAGAAGATGGATGAACTGTGCAAGTTCTTCCTCGGTTTCCTTGAGATGGCGAAGGGTAACGCGGCAAATCAGGAAGTCGCGCAGGACTTTTTGAAGATGCAGCAGGAAATCCACAAGACCACGCACGTCGAAGGTACGGATTCGCAGGGTGGGTATCTTGTCCCGGTAGAGTACCAGTGGGAACTCATCGAGCTGGCACGCGAAACGTCGTTTCTGTTGCAGAACGCCAGAACGTTGACCATGACGGCAAAAGAACTCAAGATGCCGCAAGAAGCAACGCTTATGGGTCTGACATGGGAAGACGAAGCGGCGACCATCGACGATCAGGACGCAACGTGGGGTCAGTTGACGCTTACGGCGAAGAAACTTGCCGGTTTGACGACCGGGTTCTCGTCCGAGTTGCTCAATGACAGCGCGATTGACGTTGTGAGTATGATCATGAACCAGTTCGCGTATGCACAGTCGCAGGAACTTGATGAGCAGGCGCTTGTCGGTACTGGCTCACCGTGTTCAGGCGTGTTGACCGCAGCAGCGGGGTATTCGACCACCATGCCAAGCGGGTCAACGAGTTTCGCGAACGTGCGCACGACGGACATCCTTGAGATGATAAGCAAGCTGACCGGTACTGACCTCGCGTCGGCTATGTTTATCACCTCGCGGCTTGGCCAGTTCTATGTCCGCGACCTCAAGGACAGCAACGGCCGTCCGATTTACGTCATGCCGTCAGATGCTAAACTGCCGGGCGCACTGTATGGCATACCGTATATCACGTCGGAACAGGCTCCGACGAGCGACGCGTCGAACACGGCGTGGATGTCACTGGGAAGCTGGAAAAACTTTTACGTCGGCAATCGGCAGGGCATGACCATAGCGGTTGACCCGTACACGGGTTTCTCGACTGACATGACCAGATTCCGCGTAATATCCAGAGTTGCACTCGCACTTGCGCGCGCAACGGCGTTTGCTCGCTTGATTACGCATTCGTAATCAATAAGCCAAAGGTGGGGGGTAGAAATACCCCTCACCCGGCTTTTTAAAAAAGTGGTTTGCAATGTTTAGACACATGCACAGATTACAAAAATGGGCGAACGAACAGCATCACGTCGGTGTATTCACGATTGACGAGATACTTGCCAATATCGCCGAATCGGAGCGCATGTTCGGGACGTGCAACGAGTTGTGCGCTGCGTTCACGAATCGGTCGTATGCGAGCATCACACGTGAAGTATTGCAAGACGTTTTGTATTATACCGCTGGCGGATACACCGGGTCGAACCGGTTTCTGCTTGATAAGAATGATGAAAACTATTATCGGGGACACTTCCCACGTTTTATTCTACAGTATTCAATGCTTGAGGCGATTGCCGGTGGGATCAGGACAGCGCGTGAGGTCGGTTCATGGCGGCCTATGTCAAGCGTTGTGCTTGCAAACGAAGGCGTAAAAGTAGAGTACGGATGCGAACAGGAACAGCCGAGCTACTATATCGGCAACACCGAATATCAGCAAATCAATATCAACCAGATGCCGAATCTTGCGCCGGTCGACCTTGTGATATGTACCGAGGTTCTTGAACACTTGCCGGTCAATCTGTACGCTGTGCGCGATTGGCTTGTCGGTCAAGTCAACATCGGCGGCTATATTCTGTTATCATTCCCGACCGGAAACATCGTCAAGGGTGGATACGGCGACACGCTGCCGTTAAGCGTCGAACAGACATACGGACAACATCTGCGCGAGTTCCCGGGCGGCGAGGCGATGAAATTCGTTAATGAAATCAAAGGTTTTTCGGTGATACATAGCGAGCCAATAAAAACGCCGCTGTATCTTGAGGGTGTCGGGATACTGCACGTTTTGCTTAAACGGGATGGGGTGGCTGTATGAAAGCGGTTGTATGGGTAGAACGAACGTCGTGTAACTATCGGTGTCCATACTGCATCGTATGTCAAAAGGATATACCGCAGGCACCGGTCACATGGCAACAGTGGGTTGAGCGGTTGAACGCGCTTAATCCCGGCGTGATTGACATCACCGGTGGCGAGCCGTTTATGAACGACAACCTTGTTGACATAATCGCCGGGCTTAACTCTAATATATGCGTCGGGTTGACGACGAACTTGAGCAAAGATATAACGCAGTTTGTCCAGCGTCTACCGGCCAGCCGGTTGGTAAACATGACGCTGTCATACCATCCGTCGCAGCATGTGACGCTTGAGCAGTTCACCGGGAAAGCGTTGTTATTAAAGAATCGTGGGTTCCCGATATGCGTCAACGTGGTCGCGTATCCTGAACAGATGTTTCTCATCGCGCAATTAAAGGGCCATTTCGACGCGCTGGGGATACGGCTGCACGTCGACCCGTACAGTATCAACCCGCCGAAACCGTACACGTTCAATGAGGACGAAAAGCGGTATGTCTCATCGTTCTGCGGTGACGACCGTGCGTATCGGTTCAAGGCCGTGAAATCGAACGTCGTTCATTGCAGCGCTGGGCGCGATTACGCTGTGATACAGCCAGACGGTAAGGTGTTCCGCTGTATGTCGATGGTCTGGAAGGATCAGGCATATATGGGGAACCTGTTCGACCCTGATTTTAAGCTGCCGGTCGAGGACTTACCATGCGACCAGTATTTCGGGTCATGTGCCGGGTGTGATATGGATAAAGTGACGGTCACGCCATGAGTAAAATCAAATTGCAATGGAAAACACAGGCAGGAAATGAGGTGGCGAACGCGCTGGGATACAATACCCACAACAAGGCGATGAAGCGTTGGGGCGCGGCCCATTTCGATTATAACGACGATGCACCAGTCGCGCTGCATATCGTCCCGGCTGACCAGTTTGTGCCGATCGCTGGAAAGAAGAACGTCCTTTTCACCATGTGGGAATTTTTGCAGATACCGACGACATATAAGGCCGCGCTAAACATGGCTGATGCAGTAATCACGCCGTGCCGCTGGTGTAACAACCTTTTCCGCGAATCAACAAACAAGCCGATATATACGTGCTTTGAGGGCGTTGATCCGTCCGTGTATAAGTTCCATAAACGGAGCGAACCTGATTACGCCAAAGGGGAACGGTTCAGATATTTATGGGTCGGTGCGCCGAACATGCGCAAAGGGTACCCGGCGTTGCTGGCGATTCTTAAACAGTTCGAGGACGACCCGACCGTTGAGGTGTACTTCAAGACAACGGCACCGCGTATGACGTGGGCGCAGTATTTTATGGCGATATGGAAGATGCGCGGCAAGATTCTGCGCGGATGCGTGAAGGCGCACGAGTGGACAGCTATATGGCGGCAGTTGTACCGCATCCCGACGCCGTCGCTTGCCGGGAAAGTCCGCCGGTGCGGGAAGCACAAGAACGTTGTTTTTGATACGCGCTATTTATCCCAGCATGAACTGGTCGCGCTGTATAACTCGGCTCATGCGTTCGTTCTGCCGTCGTTCGGCGAGGGCTGGGGCTTGACGTTGAGCGAGGCGATGGCGACCGGCGCGCCGTGTATATCGACCCGGCATACGGGTATATCGGACTTTTTCGACGATTCGGTCGGATACGTTATAGGCAGCAACGTGATGTTGCACGATTTGCCGCATTATCAGATGAAAGCGCAGGGGTACGTCCCACGGCCAGAGGAAGTGGCGGCGCACATGCACGGTGTGAAAGCGAACTATGCCGAAGCACTTCAAAAGGGGCGGCTGGCGTCTGAACGTATCACAAAGCGATTCACATGGGAAAACAGCGCGCGGCGGCTTGCCGAAATAATCAGAGAGGTACATAATGGCGTTGATAACGATTCCCGAAGTTAAAACGGCGTTCGATATAACGAACATCAGCGACAACGCGCTCATCACGACGTTGTTGGCGAGTGCGCTGTCCGAGGCGCAGAAGTATTGCGGCCGCATGTTTGAACAGGCGCAGTTCACGGAATATTTGCAGGGCGACGGCGGTGATACGTTAATCATTAAAAATACTCCCATATCGACGGCGGTTTCAGTGAGCGTATACGACGATCCTGACCGCGCGTTCGGCGTTGATACACTTATCGCGGCGGCTGACCTTGATATATGGCTGGATGAGGGTATCATCAAGTATGACGGCAACGTGTTCGCGGAATCGAAGGTGCGCAACGTCAAGGTCGTGTATACGGGCGGGTACACGGCGGCGACCGTCCCGGCGGACTTGAAACAGGCGTTGATTTTTCTTGTCGGAGCGCTGTATTATGAGCAAAAGGGCGCAATCCTTATCACGTCCGGGGAAAACGTCGAGGACAGGCCGCAACGGTTGCGCGATCAGGCGCACGCAATGCTTGATAAATACAGGTCAGGTTCACAACTATGATTCAAATTGACATCAGCCATAAGGACATCGCGCGCGTACAGAATTTGCTTGCCGAAATAAAGCCAAGCAAACGAGACGGCGTTTTTGCGCGAGGGTTCCGTGCTGGAACGAACGTCGTGCTTAATGCACTGAAGGATAATCTATCAAACAGGATTCTCAAGACCAGAAGCGCACGGCTCAAGCAATCGCTGGGGATGCGTATGGCACAGGACTGGTTCGGGCTGCATAGCGTGGTCGGTAGTGGTGTCGGGGCTGGCGGCGCACGCGTCAAATATGCGAATCTTCAAGAGACGGGCGGCACGATAACGCCTAAGAACGCTAAGTACTTGACGATACCGCTACCGGCGAACCTGACGCGCGCTGGCGTCATGCGCAAGTCACCGCGCGAACTTGACAATGCGTTTTTTAATTACAACTCAAAGGGCAATCTTATCATGTACGAGGTGAACGCGCGCGGGAAAGTGACCCCGATGTTCTACCTTACGAAAAAGGCAACTGTTCCCGGCAGCCACTACATGGAAAAAACGGCAAATCAAACGGCAGAGAAGTTCGTTGACGTGCTTATCGGAGAGGTAAGAAAGGTGGCGGAACGTGCTACTTAAAGACATCATTCAGAAGGTTGCGGACACGCTCAAGGACAGCGCAGAACTGAAATACGTTGATCAGGCTAACGTGTTTATCGGAGGCCGCGCCGGTGACACGTCATACCCGGCAATATACATCGAACCGCTCAAGGAAGAGGAAAACGACGAAACATACCCGCGCCAGTTGATACACGCGGACATCCTTATTATGATGATACTACGGTGCCAAGATAAAGACTTGCAGATTATCGGGAACGATACAGTGCGCGGTGTGGTCGACGCACTCAATGATATGAAAAAGGCGTTGAGCGCAGACAGAACTCTTTGTGGATACGCCAAACGCACATGGGTCGTTGAATCAGAGTTTGGTGTACTTGATGAATACCCGACACGGTCAATAACGGTGACGTTTCGGGTCGAATATGAACAAAATTATTTAACGAGGGCTTAAAAAAGGGGGGCGGTCATGTTCAGGTCAAGGCAGCGGGTTTTATTGGCAAAAGAGGAATCAAGCTATGGTTCAGACCCTACGCCGACGGTTGCGGCGAACGCTATTGATGCGTTCAATCTCAAGGTGAACTATACACCAGAAATCCTTGAACGGAATCTGGTCAAACAGGACTGGTCGCCGAATCAGCCGCTTATCGGGAAGCGGTATATCGAGCTATCGTTCAGCGTCGAATTGAAGGGGAGCGGATCGCTTGGCGTTGCGCCCCGTATCGGCGATCTGTTCGAGGCGTGCGGTCTGGTCGAGGTCGTTGTCGCATCGACAAGCGTCACATATTCGACGTATTCCAGCACGAAGAGCATCACGGCATACGTGTACGACATACCGGACAGCGGCAACGCGCGGTTGCATAATATCAGTGGTTGCCGTGGTAACGTCAATTTCGTGTTTAAAGCAGGGCAGATACCGGTCGCTGAATTTACATTCCACGGTCTGTACGCAGTGCCGACCGACGTTTCCGCACCGTCAACCCCGACGTATGAAACCACGGTTCCGCCAATCGTTGAAAGCGCATCGTTTACGTTGAACGGTTCAAGTGCGCTCGTGGTCGAATCAATGAATGTCGACCTTGGGAACGCTATGGAAACGCGCGACGACATCAATTCAGCCGCCGGTATCAAACAGATGATACTTACCGGGCGCGGGCCGAAAGGCACGTTTAATCCAGAATCAGTGCTTGCCGCGACGTATGACGTGCATAGCGACTGGGCAGCAGCTACCGCTCGCGCGTTGTCGATCGTGGTCGGAAGCGCAGAAGGGAATAAAATAACCATGACCGCGCCGAAAGTTTCGCTTGACAGTATCGGCGAGGATGATCGCAACGGCATCAAGGTTGACAGTATCCCGTTCCGGTTGAGCAGGGATGAAGGTAACGATGAGTTCGTGCTTACGTTTGAGTAATCCGCCGCACAGCCACGCGGCAACACACCCGGCGTCTGGGGTCGGAAACGGCCCCGGCGCACGGTGTAAAAACGAGGGAATTATATGAGAATCATATCAGGCGTTGCGGAATCGGTAGTCGTTAATCTTGGGTCAGTGTCGACCGGCTATACGGTATCGTACCGGACGCTGGACGCGGCTGGCAGCGTTGTGTCTGACTGGTCGACGAGCGGCGTGATAGAGATAGGCAACGGTCTTTATGGCGTGCAGGTGACGATAAGCAACGCGGATGTGAAGTATATTCATTATCGTGCCGTGAAAGATGCGACTACAAAGTATGTCGCGGACGGTGTTGTTGTTGTCGCTGACTACATCACGCAGGTCGAGAACATCCTTAAAACGCAGACAAACAAGACCGTGCGTAGTGGTTCGACATTGACAATATACGATACAGACGGAGTTACGCCGCTGTATGTGTTTACGACGTACAAGGGTGGTGTCGTTTCAACATCGCCGCTGTTCGATGAACTGCGGCCAGCATAGGGAGTGCCATGAAAAATAGTTTACGGTTCCTGATATTGTTCGCGTTCATTCTGTGCGTGTGTCAACGGGCGGGGTTCTGTCCTGATTACATTCCATCCACGACGGATGAGATTGAAGAAGGAAGTCGTTTGTATTATACGGATGCCAGAGCGCGAGCTTCTAACTCTGGCGGTACAGGAATATCGTATGATGCAGAGACGGGAGTTATTACAAATAGTGGGGTCGTTTCGGAATCAGATCCAGTATTTACCGGATGGAACAAATCAGACGACATCAGCATCACCGAAAGCCAAATAAGCGATTTGAAAACATACCTTACCGCCGAAGCTGATACGTTGCAATCGGTAGCTGATCGTGGAGATACCGTTACTGACGGGGTAAACCTTGCTACGACATCTGGCAACGTCGGTATCGGGACGACGGCTCCATATAGTAAGTTATGTGTTTCCGCTAATGACGATACAGACATCAATTATCTTACCATTGGT